GGTGACGATGAAACTCGACGAGGTCGCCGAGTTCGCCAAACGCCTCCGCTACGTCGACAAGGACACAAAAAAGGCCGCCCGGCAGGCAAACAAACGCATCGCGGAGCGGGTCGTCATCCAGATCCGCGGCGCAGCCCTGTTCGACCCGTACCACCCCCGCCAGTACGCAAAGTTCCTCCCGTCGGTGAAAGCCATCCAGGGCACCACGCCGAAAATCGCTATCGGCGGGGCACGAAACTTCCGAGGCCCCCGCTACCGGGGCGACAAGTCTGTGAAACTGTGGGAGGTCCAGGGCGGCGTCGAGTTCGGAACCGACCGGACCCATGACCGGCTGGGCCGCAAAACGGGCCGCAAGTTCGGCCCCCGCAAAAAGGGCGGCTACGTCGTGTTCCCGGTCATAAAGTCGATGCAGAAGTTCATTCGCCGCCAATACAACGTCGAGATGGAAAAGGTGCTGAAAGACCTCTAATGGCTACCCGCACACTGACCGTCAACCTGATCGGTCGCACCGACAAGCTCAATAAGTCGTTCAAGAACGCTTCGCGCGGTGCCGACACGATGGCCGCCAAGATGATGAAGGCGACCCGCATGGCCGGCCTCGGGTTCACGGCCCTGGGCGGTGTCGCAATCGGCGCGGCGATGGCCCTGAAGCCCATGCTGGACAACGCCGCCGAAGTCGAAGAATCCCTGTCCAAAAACCGGGTCGTTTTCGGCGAGAACGCGAAAGCGATTGAACAGTTCGCCGACAGGTCGCTGCAAGCGTTCGGCGTAACCCGCCGCGAGGCCCTGGAAGCGACCGGTGTCATCGGCGCGCTCGGCTCGGCGATGGGCATGGCCGAAGCGGACTCCGCGGCGATGGCAACCACCCTCGTCGGCCTAGCCGGCGACATGAGTTCCTTCAACAACGCTTCGGTGGAGGAAACGCTGACGGCGATTCAGGCCGGCCTCCGAGGCGAAAACGAACCGTTGCGCCGATTCGGTGTCCTCCTCGACGCGGTCACCCTGAAGAACAAAGCCCTGGAAAAGGGCATCATAAAGAACACGAAAGAGGCGTTGACGCCCCAGACGAAAGCCCTCGCCGCATACGAGGTCATCCTGGAGCAAACCGAAATCCAGATGGGGGATTTCGCGCGGACGTCGGATAGCGCAACGAACCAGCAGAAACTCCTGGCGGGTGCCCTCGACGACATCAAAACGAGGATCGGCGAACAGTTCCTGCCGGCGCTGACGGCGATTGTGACGACACTAAACGACGACGTCCTGCCGGCGATTCGCGAGTTCGCCGACGATCCGAGCGTCGAAAATGCCGGCGCCATCGTCGGCGCGACGATGGCGGCCACAGCGGGCACAGAGTTCGTCGACGAGTTCAAGACAAACACCGGAAACGCCCTGCGGGACATGGCCGATGGTCACGGCGCCACCGCGGGCGTGCGGTTCTGGCAGCGGTTCTTCGGCGGCGTCGGCGAGGGCATCGAGGCGACGAGGATTCGCCAAACCCTCAACAACCTGTTCGACCGGGTCGCCGCCGATTTCGGCATCAACCTGGAAGCGATGCTCAACAACGAATTCGGCCCCACCAACCCGGATTTTGACCGGGGCGACGACTGGACGATGGGCGGCTCGGCGCCTGCGAACGCGGCAGGCATTGTGCTGCCGGCGCTGACCGGGCTTTTGGAGCCGGCCCTGGACGTAGCGCTCCCCGATGCTGTGACGAAAGTTGTCCCGGACGTAATCGACGACGTTGTCGGCGAGGGCCGCGTCCCCGGCGGTTTTGAGATCGACCCCGAGCTGCAACGGTTCCTGGACGTTGTCGGGACGAGCGCCTGGGACCGTTTCATGGCCCCGGAGCCGGCGTCGACGACGGTCTTCAACATCAACTCGACGGCGGTGTCGGGCCAGGAGGTTGTCGACGCCCTGGGCGCGTTCGTCGACACGAACGGGCCGTTGCCGCCGCATTGGCAGCAGTCAGCGCAGTAGCCGATGGCTTCGCCGACGTTTGTCGTTCATGTGTACCTCGACGGGTCGTTTCGCGCCCTCACGGCTGATGTGCGAGCTACGAAAATCAAGGTCGGCCGGTCCAGGGTGCAGGACGTTTTCACAGCTGGCACATGCGTCATCAGCCTCAACAATCAAAGCAACGCCTACTCGCCCCTGGGGGGCGGCACATACGGCGATTCCCAGTGGATTGGCGCCGAGGTCCGCGTCAACGTGTTCCTAAACTCGGCGAGCCAGCCGACAACCCTGTTTCGCGGCAAAATCGACGACATCGACGTCGTGTTCCCCGACGCGACCGATTCGACGGTGACCCTCAAATGTTCCGATGGGCTGTCAACCCTGGCGAAAACGGAACTAAACGACGTTGATTTCGTCGAGCAGGTCGGTTCGGCCAGGTTCACCGCCATTCTCGACAACGCCCAGGTCAACTACCCGGACGAATCGTCACCGGTGGACCGGGACATCGACACTTCGTCGATCACGATGGCCGCCGAAACGGTCGCCGGCCTCCAGACGGCGACGTACACGGCGCGGCTCGCCCAATCCGAGGACGGTGCCATCTACTGCCGGCACGGCCTCCCAGGCGGCGCAGCGGCCGCGGCGACGAAGCGCGGCAACGTCCTGACGTACAAAAAACGGTATGCGCCATCCACGCCGACCGGTTTGACGTTCATCGGGTCGGGTGGCAACTCGACACAGCCGCCCATGACCGGCCTCAAAACGACGTACGGGTCTGAGATCCTGTTCAACCGCGGCGTTTACGCCGGGTCTACCGGCAACGACCAGATCGTCAACGACACGGCAAACCAGACCCTCTACGGCATCCGGACCATCGTGCGGCGCAACCTGTTGAACCTGAACGACGCAGACGTCCTATCAGCGGCCACAAACTTCGTGCTGCTGTATTCGACGCCGGCCCTACGCGTGTCACAGCTCACCTGTATGCCCAGGTCGATGACCGAGGCGCAGGCCGAAGCCGTTGCCAAGCTCGGAATGTGGGACGGCATCCAGGTGTCGTTCACCCCGGTGGGGGCCGACACCGCGCAGCAGCGCATCGTCCGCATCGAGGGTGTCACCCATGACATAACGCCGATGGGGTGGGAAATGCGCTTGAATTGCTCCGGATCCGGGGACCAGCAGTATTTCATACTGGACAGCACGATCGACGGCATCCTGAACACGAACAAGATGGCCCCGTAGGAGGCATCACATGGCCCAGCAGACATTCTCCGGCGTTCCTGGTGCTTTCGCAGCCGGCGCGGTCCTCACAGCTGCCGAGCAGGAGCTGATCCGGGATTACATGATCGCCCAGATCAAGGAAGGCATGACCGGGGACACCGGGGAGATCCTCCCGATGATCATGGACCTGACGAACAACCGCATCGTCCTGGATTCGGGCGGCCTCGAGTTTTCCGACGGGTCGCTGCAAACCGTCGCCGCTAGTTCAGACCCGGCCGACATGAACCTGATTGTCGGCCTCGAAATGTTCCTCTAGGGGGAAGCACCTATGGCTACCTATTCCAAAGAACTTCTGTCCGGCTCGACGCAGGGGAAGGGCATCCTGGTCGCCGCGACGTCGACCGCCGGCACGACAATCCACACCGCCGTTTCTGGGACGACCGACATCGACGAAATCTGGTTGTACGCCGTGAACGCGCATTCGGCTGACATAAAACTCACGCTGGAATGGGGCGAGGCAACCGAACCGAACGGCAACATCGAGCAGACGGTCCCGACCGAATCGGGTCTGATGCTCCTGGTCCCCGGCCTGCTCCTCCAGAACGGCCTAGTGGTGAAAGCGTTCGCTGGGACCGCTAACGAGATCGTGATCCACGGCTACGTCAACAAGATCGACAAGTAATGAGCCTCCGGTTCGCCGCCCGCACCAGGCCCGCGACGATGGTTTCGACGTGGCTGAACAGCCTCGTTTCCGGGACCGTTGTCAGCTATGCCGGCTACGTCGCCGGCGGCGAGTCATCGGTGCACGACACGGTCGACAAGTTCGATTTTGCCGACGACTCCCGGACGACGCTGGGCACCGGCCTGTCAAACTCCCTTGAAGGAGCTGGCGGTTTTGCCAACTCGGGTACCGCCGGCTACGTCGCTGGCGGCAACGCGGGCGGCGCCATCGCCACGGTCAACAAGTTCGCATTCGTCGGCGATGTCCGAAGCACGCTGGGCACCGGCCTGTCATCGTCGCGCTCTGGTCAGACAGGTTTTGCCAACTCGGGTACCGCCGGCTACGTCGCCGGCGGCTACACGGTCACCACGGTCGACAAGTTCGCGTTCTCCGACGACAGCCGAAGCACGTTGGGTACCGGCCTGTCGACCGCCGTCTCCATCCTGGCGAGTTTTGCCAACTCGGGTACCGCCGGTTACACGGCTGGCGGGGACAGTGGGAGTAGCACCTCAGTCGCCACGGTCAACAAGTTCGCTTTCTCTGATGACGGCCGAACCACGCTTGGGACCGGCCTGTCGGCTGCGAGTAGGGGCGTGGCGGGTTTTGCCAACTCGGGTACCGCCGGCTACACACTCGGGGGAAGGCTCACCGGCTATGGGGCGGTCGTCGACACGGTCGACAAGTTCGCTTTCTCTGATGACGGCCGAACCACACTCGGTACGGGCCTGTCGACCGATACCTACGGCCTCGTCGGTTTTGCCAACTCGGGTACCGCCGGCTACTCGGCGGGAGGGAGCAATGGGTCGTGGGCGATTGTCGCCACGGTCGACAAGTTCGCGTTCTCCGACGACGGTCGGACGACGCTGGGCACCGGCCTATCCGGCAACCGTCGTTTCCCTACTTCGTTTGCTAACGCCGAGGCACTCTAATGGACATTTCCGAAGCCATCGCCGAGGTCCAGCAGCCCCGCAGTCGCTACCAGTTGATCCATTTCGTTATAGGTCAGCACGACACCCCGGAGATGCGGTTCTACCAGTTATGCCTGGAACTACAGGACATGGGCTACAAACTGCGAATGGCGCGACTAGGGGTTCGCAAAGCGGAGGTCGAGATCGGACGCCTGCTGGAAACCGGTGATGAACTCGACGCAATCGAAGCCGAAGAAAAGCAGGTCGGCCTGGAACAAACCCTGGTCGTGATGCGCGGAGCGGAACGCGAACTAGCGGTCCTCGGCGACCTGTTCGACGAGTCGCAGAAGTTCACCCGCGACGAAATCGAACACGCCCAACCCGAATACTGGCACGCCCGCCTCACCAGGCAGACCAACCTCCAGCTAATGGCCGGCGGTGTCCAATGGGCGCAGCTCGACTCGATGCGCCAGGCCGGCATTCTGGAAGAAGCCATAGCCGCCCACCAGCCACACCCAGAGAACGGACACCAGGAGCTGGCCCCGTGACGTACATCAAATGGAAACTATCGGACGGCACATGGGGGACTGGCCCGGAGGAAACCATCGCCGACCGTGGCGGCCACGCCGACGCCTCATGGGCCGTCGACGCCGCCGGCTACCGCATCGGCTACCTGACCGAGAACTGTGGCCTGACCGATCTCGGCACCTGGGACGTCACCGAGCAGACCGAAGCGCAGGCGCTGACGTTCTGCCAGGCCCTGTACGCCGACGCCGAGGTGCTACCCGACGGCCGTATCAGCAGTCCACCCCCGCCCGATAATGACGTATGACGCCTACCAGGACGACCTGGAATACCTGGAGCAGTTCCGCGACGACGGAGACGAGAATGTACGACTACTAGAACCCCTCCTCGCGTTTCGCCTCAGTCGGGCGTACAGGCGCTCAGAACGCCTCCGAGGCTTCCTACGCATAGAGTCCGCAGGACGCACACGGGACGCACAGCAGTACCTGTACGACGGTTACAAGCGAGGCGACGCCGGGTTCAACCTGGCCGCCAACCCTGACCGGATCATCGGCTCCCGGGGCGGGTTCACGTTCCGCGGCAGCTGGCACATGGCCCAGGAGGACGGCTACGTGTACGCCGTCGACCTGACCCATCACGGCGCCCTGTCCTGGGACGACGCCCACGACGACCTACGCGGCTCGGGCCTGCACACGACCGTCCCCGGGGAGCCGTGGCACCACCAGGCGACAACGATCAAGGGACCACTACCGGGACCGTTCCCGGACGGCACGACAACGGAGGACGAGTTGACACCTGAACTGGAAGAAAAGTTGGAGGGTCTGGCGACCTGGGTTTTCAACGGCACGACCATGATCCTGAAACGGCTCGACGAGCTGGAACAGCAGCTCGCGACGACGAAAGGCGACGACGAATGAAGGCTTACCTGGACCTGATCGAACGGTGCGCGATGACGTTCGTGCAGTCGTTCGCCGCGCTACTGCTCGCCGACACGGCCGGCATCGACCTGTCCGTTTCGACGGTGCAGGCCGCAGCGGTGGCCGGCGTTGCCGCGGCGTTGGCCGTCCTGAAGGGCTTTGCGGCGCAACGCCTGGTCGGTGACAAGTCGCCGTCGCTGGTGAAGTGACCGAAGAAACCTCCACCACATCGTGGAAACAGTGGAAGCTGCCGCAACTAAACCTCGGCACCCTGGTGTCGATTCTGATAGCGGTCGGGTTTATTACGTTCCAGGGCATCAGGATCTCCAACCAGATTTCCGGTAACAGCGACTCCATCGCCGGCATGACGCACGCCGTGGAGGAGCTGGCCGGCGCGGTCAGCCTGGCTAACGAACTGGACACGCGAACCAACCTGCTGTTCGACGAGATCGGTTCGCTACGCGACCAGTACCAGGACCAGGCCGACGTCTGGATCGAGATTTCAACACAGGCCGAGCAGATCGACACGATCCGCACCGAGGCGCGCATCCTCCGCACCGACATCGAGTCCACCTGGAACCAGCAGAACGAGTTCCGCATGGAGGTGACGGAGCGGGTCGGCGAGTTTGAGGCTGCCGGCCAGATGCTGTCGGACCTCCAATGGCAGGTCGACGACCTGAACCGGCGCGTCGCTGAAGCGTTCGGCGCTGAGATGGCGAGCGGCGGCGACGACTACAGCTGGCAAATCTCCGACCTCCAGACGAAGGTCGCGGAGATCATCGGCCGCCAGAACGCAGGCGTCGACATCGAATGGAAACTAGAGGACCTGGAGAACGGCCTCGACTGGGAGATCGACGAGCTGACCCGCCGCGTCACCGAGTTGCAGGTTCGCATAGACACGGGCGGCGCCGGGATCGAACAATGGGCCATCGACGACCTGTGGAACGCCCACAACGACACCTGGGGCCGCACCGAGGATCTCTACATCCGCACCGACGACATGTACGACATGGTGCGCCGCATGTGGTCCGCGTTGGAGTCCCGAAGCTGGCCGCACGAATACCTCTACGACTAGGTGCTAGCCGATGTCAAAGATGACGAAACTGATCGCCGCTGTGACCGGCCTGCTGGTCGCCGTCGGCACCCTGGTCGGCACCATCTCGATGACGATTGGGAAGGGGCCGGAACCGGCGTCCGGCGGTATCACCATCGTCCTCAACTCGCCGGACGCGTTTGAGGAGTTCATATCGAACCACCCGTCGAACGGGTGACCCGTCGACAAACGCGCAGCACAGACCCGCTTTCCCCGGCGGGTCTTTTCGACGTTTTGGAACCATCCCCGACGGCTGCACAAACGGTGCATAAAGTTGACGTAAGGTCGCAAGGCCGACTGGTGGACGAACCGAACCAACTAGGGGGGCACTAATGGAAGCACGCACGCTCGACGATTCGACGACGGTCGCGTTCCCTGAGCCTTCCCTGTGGGACCAGACCGGCGGCCTCGTCTCCGACGCCCACCCGCTAACCAGCCACCGCGCAGCCACGACCGTCAAGTCCGGCACGCAAAAAGCGCAGATCCTTTTGGCGTTGCGGGCGGTGTGGCCTGACCGGGGCCTCACCGGGTACGACCTGTCGACCCGCGGCCTCGTCGTCAACGGTGCCGGCCTTCCCATCTCGGCGAACCAGGCTTGCACCCGGCTGCTGGAACTACGCGACGCCGGCCTGGTGGACTTTCAACGCGAGTTTCCGGCCGGGCCGATAGTCGAAGCGGCGACCACACCGGGCAACACCGGCCAGGTTCACACGCTCACCGCGTACGGCGTGTCCAAAGCGTCAGCGATCCCCGCCTGATGGACATCACCCGGGTTTCCGAGAAGCTCGCCGCGTTTAGGTCCGATTTCCCGCCGTGTGACTACGCCCTGATGCAGTCGTTTACCGAGGACGACGTCGGCGGTGTCGCCCGCGTTGTCGGCTGCACCCAGGTCATCGAAGTCGAAACGGGACGGGTGCTAGCCCAGGCGTACGGCACACGGGCGCTACGCGCCCCGGTTCCCGGCGCCCAGGGTGCCAAAGACACCCGCGACCCCGACAGGGCGATGACACAGTCCCTGGGCCGCGTCCTCGGCCTGATGGGCTACGCCGACCCGAAGTCTGTCGAAGGCGACACCGACGAACCCGACCAGACGAACGTCACCGCTGCGGCGCCCCGGCCGCCGTCGCCGGCCGCTGTCGCAAAACTGCACCTAGCCGGCACGCCGCCGGCCGCCGACCCGGACCTGGTATCCACCGACGCCCTGAAAGAAACGCTGAACGCGCTCGCCCCCGGCACCCGCGGCAAACTAAAAGCGGCGCTCGCCAAGGCCGGCCACCCGACCGAGATCCCACCCATGATGCGACGCGTCGACTACGACCGCCTCGATTACGTCCTCCCTGACCTGATCCAGAAGGTGCTTGATGACACGCACACAGCGGACTGACGACGTTTCAGGTCTGGTAACGGAGGCGTCATGGCAGGCCCAGGTGATCGAAGCCGCCGACCTGTTCGGCTGGTTCGTGTACCACAACCCGGACAGCCGGCGAAGCAACGCCGGTTTTCCCGACCTGGTCCTGATTCGACCGCCCCGGGTGCTGTTCATGGAGCTGAAACGGCAGACGGGGCGCCTGTCGCCGATCCAACGCGAAGTAATCGACCAGCTGGACGCGTGCCCCGGTGTCGAGGTCCACGTCGCGCGCCCGTCCGACTGGGAGCAGGTCTGTTCGTGGCTGGCCTAGCCGTCGCCTGCTATGCGACGCCCCTGGGACATGAACCGGTGACCGCTCTGCGGGTCACCACCAATCGGGTGCCGGCCGGGACGCCCCCGGCGACTACGGCTCACTCGCCAGGCCCTAACGACCGGCCGGCACCCTCAATCGTGGACG